CATCGGTATGCGGCTCCTTGGCTGGCGCAAGTACCTCGATGCCGCCGGGACGAGCTTCTGGTTCATGCCGACCGTCCTCGCGGACTTCACGCTGACATTCACCAGCGGAACCGTGCCGAACTACACGCTTGACGTGGCGAACACGCGCACCTTCTCGGGCATCACGCAGGTCGCTGGAACCCCTGCGGCCAATCTGTACTCGCCCGCTACGGCGGTAGCCTCCAACGTGGAACCCGCCTACGCGATGGTTGACGTTGCCGGGGCTTCTTACGTCACCGCGCAATTCAAGTCGAGTGGCACGCCAAACATGGGAACCTTCTGGGCTAACCTGTAAATGAATCGAGCGAACCGTCCAAGGATGTCAAGGATTAGCGGCTCGTCTCGTGCGAGCAAGCTGATGGGTCGCGTAGCCGAAACTGGCGACGGCTCGACCTTGTCCCTTGACTTCACAACGATGGGCGGAACGCTTGACTCGCGCATCACGTTTAGCCGCGCAGACGCTACGGCGCTGGCTACCTTCATTAACAGCAGCGGAATCGTCACGACCGTTTCAACGGCTCAAGCGCCCCGGTTTGACTTTGATCCGACAACGCTTGTAGCCAAGGGTTTGTTAATTGAAGCTGCAGCAACGAATTCAGCGCGTTACAGCGAAGATTGCGGAAACAGCGCAAATGGTTGGTGGACGCTAGGAGGCGCTGGTAGTTCATTAAATAGCCAGACCAAGACATCCCCAGCCAACACAAGTACCGCGTCTGAAATAAACCTTGGAACATCAACCAATGGTCGCACTTATGTTTATGTTGCTACTACCGCAGTAGCCTACACGGGTTCAATATATTTACGGCTTGTAAGTGGCAACCCGGCAATCAACCTACGAGTCTTTAACAACACTACAGGAATCACCACTCTTACTCCGATTACTGTTACGTCCACATGGGCAAGGTATTCGGTTTCGTTTACTGGTGGAGCGGTAAATGTCGAGTTTGGTATTCAAAGCCCACACGCGACTGCGGTAGTAGTAGACGTATGGGGATCGCAAGTAGAAACCGGATCTCGGGCAAGTTCATATATAAAAACGATTGCTCCAGTCACCCGCGCCGTAGACACCGCCATCATTGCCGCTGGGACAAACTTCAGCTCGTGGTACACGGGCGGGACAACGGGGACGTTTATTGCTAACTGGTACGGCAGCGCGTCAAGTACGACCGCCCGCACGGTGATCGCAACGAGCGACCAGATCACCAAACACCTGCATATGTACCAGACCCCTTCCGCGCTCACGCTGCGGTTGGCAGACTTCAACGCTGCGGCGACCGTCACAACGGCAAATAGCCTGACCGCAGGCGCGTTGGCAAAGGGTGCATTCAGTTACAACGGGACGGCTACTAGCCTGTGCCTGAACGGCGGTACGGTCGCTACCGGGACGCTGGCGTTTACCGTTGCCCCAACGTGGCTGAGTATCGGCGGCCCGTCCACGAACGGGACGAGCATCACCAACACGACCGTCATGCTCGACAACAGCATCCGCACCCTCAAGTATTTCCCTACGCGGTTGTCTGATGCCCAGATTCAGACGCTGACCACCCCATGATCGACCTGAAGCCAACCACCGAGATGGCATCAAATGCTGCCCGTGGCCTTGAGCTGCGCGAGAAGCATGGTCGGGGTGGCACGGAAATCGGCGTAGCGCGTGCGCGTGACATCAAGAACCGGGCGAACCTGTCACCCGAAACCGTGCGTCGGATGGTGTCCTACTTCGCTCGGCACGAGGTTGACAAGCAGGGCGAGGGCTGGGGCAAGGATTCCGCTGGCTATATCGCTTGGCTCCTGTGGGGCGGCGATGCTGGCAAGGCATGGGCAGATCGCAAGGACAAAGAACTCGACCGCAAAGAGGAGAAGACCGTGAACGCAAAGACATCTCACACCGTTTCCGAGGATGGCGACAAGATCACCATTGAGCGCGTTGAACTGTTCATGGCGTTTGACCCATCCATCGACGATGGCGAGGCTGACCCGGAACTCAAGCGATTCGACAACAAGCGCCTCAAGGAAATCGTTGCATCGACGCGCAAGCACATGGCTCGCGGTTCGTTCCCTCGCCTCGTCATCATGCACGAGAAGGACGGCAAGGAACCGAAGTCGGCTGTCGGTCGATTCCCCACAATTTCCTACGAAGAACGCGATGGAATTGGGTACATTGTGGGCGACATGGAATGCCCTGTTGATATTTTCACCCGATTCATCGCTACCAACGCGTTTCCGCGTCGGTCGGCTGAGATTTGGTCAGGATCAAACCACCTATCCGAGGTGGCGCTGCTCGGGCGTGAAACCCCGCGCCGCCCTCTCCCGGACACCCATTTCACCCGCAAGGGCGAGAAGATCACTTGTTCAAAGTCCAACCATGACCTCGTCGGGGCTGGTGGCGGACTCAATACCTTTGTCCCGACGACTACCAAGGAGGAGGCCAGCATGGCATCCAGCGACGATATGCGCGAGGAGTTGGAGGCCATGAAGTGCGCCATCTCCGAACTCTCGGACATGATGAAGAAGAAGTTCGCAGACGACTCGGACGATAAGGACGAGATGGCTGAGGACGACGATGAGATGAAGGACGAAATGGCCGAGGAAGACGGTCAAGTCCACATCGACATCGAGAGCCATGACGTTGAGGCAGGCGAAGAGGACGACATGGAAGACGAATCCGTCATTGCCAGCCGTCGTTCGACCTACGCTCTTCGTTCGGAAAACGCTCGCCTCAAGTCGCGGTTCGCCCGACTCGAAGCCGAGTTGAAGCGCGAGAAGTTTGAGCGCGAAGTGGAGATCATGGAGCAGGAGGGCTACCGCATCCCAGACTCACAGCGCGAGGCGCTTGTTGGTCAGTTGCAGGCCTCTCGTAACCCAGTCGCTCTCCTTGAGTCATGGCGCGACCTGTTCGCACGCGACCCAATCGGAACCAAGATTGATATGAGCCGAGCAGCCCTGCCGCGTGGCATGGACATTGGTGACGTTGGCTCACTCGTCAAGCAATTTGCTGGCAAGCCTGAAGAGTTTGCCAAGGCAATCAACGCCCGGATGAAGGGCTAAAAGGAAACAACAATGCTTCAATTCTCACCTAATCTCATTGCCGCTACTGACATCAACCCCTTCCGCATCTGCAAGATGTCGACGACTAACTTTGCAGGCGCTCCTGCAACCGCAGTCACCGACTACGTTGTGGGCGTGACCGACGGCTCAACCCGTCGATTTGACGCTACCCTCCATGCAGCATCGGCTACCGCTGACCCGATTTCCCTTCAGCCATCGAACTGCGTGCAGATCGAGGCTGGTGCGGCAATCGCTACCGCTGGTATTGGCTTGATGCCAACGACCGGAGGCAAGGCAGTTACCGCAGCCACCACCGGAACCATTCCGATGTTCGTCTCCCTTGAAGCTGCCGCCGCTGATGGCATCATCTTCTGGGCATACCGCCTCCCAGCCACCCGTGGGATCGCCTAATTAGCACTCGAAAGGAGGTCATCAAATGGCCTATGTAACAGTCGGAGGCGGTCTAAACACTTACGTCCCCTCCACCAACGCGCTCGCAACTGGCGCTCTCCAAGTTGAGTTCACCCGTGCGGTGAATTCGTTTGCCATCACCCGTTACGCTCAAATCGTCGCCTGCAATCAGCAGACGGGGTACTACCTGCGTCTTGATTCGGACGACAACGTGCGCGTGACCGACATCCACGAATTTGTCTGGCCTCTTGGTAACGACCGCCCGGTCGGCAAGATGAACCAACACGATTTCGTTACGTTCACCGCGCAACGTTACGCGTTCCCGTTCTACATCCCGAACGAGACCGTAAAGCAAGCCGCGTGGGACATCGTTGCCCAGCACGCTCGTAGCAAGGCACAGCTCGCTATGACCGCTCGCTCCATGCGAACGGCTACCGCGCTGACTGGCTCCGCAGCCGTTACCGCGTTTACTACAGCGGGTAACTACTACGCAACCGGAACCGCCAACGCTGGTGCTGCATGGACGACTTCGTCCACCAACATCATCCAGAAGGGCATCCAGACCGCTCTTCAGCGCATCTCGCTCGCTACTGGCGGCGCGGTTCGTAGCGAAGACATTTGCTTGGTCATTAGTCCGACCATTGCAAACTTGCTCTCACAGACGGAAGAAGTCCGCAACTACGTCAAGAACTACGCGGCTGGTGCGCTTCCCTTCTTGCAAGGTGGCGATATCTTCAGCCGTTACGGCCTCCCGCCGAATCTGTTCGGCGTGTCGGTTGTCGTTGACGACTCCGTCAAGATTACGACCCGTAAGGGCGCAGCCTCGACGACTCGCTCGTTTGTCTACGGCAATTCTGCCGTATTCGTGAGCCGTCCCGGTGGCTTGGTTGGTGTCGAAGGTTCGACCTCGTTCAGCACTTGCCAGATCTTCGCCTTTGAAGACATGACAGTTGAGAACTGGGACGATCCGAAGGATCGCCGTATTGAAGGCCGCGTCATTGACAACAGCACCTCCGAACTGGTTTCCCCAGTCTCAGGCGTGTTGGTTGCCGATGTCACGAGCTGATTATTCAGCCTCTCAGGATGAGGGCGGTGGGGACTTCGGTTCCCACCCCCCTCTCTAGGCGGAACACATGACCGCATACGCCACCTACGCCGATTTGGAAGCCGCGCTCGACGCTCAGATCATTGCACAACTGTGCAGCGACCTCGGCAGTCCTATGCTCGGCTCCAACCCGGTGACTACGCACGCGCTGGAACGCGCTACGGGGATCGTGCAGGCGTACACGCGGGTAGGCAACATCTACACCGATTTGGATTTGACGACGCTCTCAGCGGCTCACGACCCCCTGCTGATGACGCTCGTAGTTGACTTGGCAGTTGAGGCGCTCTTTCAGCGCCGCGCCATGAAGATCACCCCAGCCGTTGAGCAGCGTCTAAAGCAGGCGTACTCCATGCTGGAAGCACTCCGGGACGGGAAGATGATATTCGGGACGGTCGCCAAGGCGGCTAGTGCCGGGTTACCCGAAGTGCAAGCTACGCCAACGATGACCAACGCTTGGTACAACGGCGTAAGCACTAGCGCATTCTTCCGCCCTCGCCTCCCGAACACGATGCCGGGGAACTGACGTGGAGCCGTGGCGTAAACGAGTATCCAAGGCGCTCGCCAACGAGTCTGTCCGCAATGGCATTGCGGCGGCTATCTCCGCTTACGCCAAGAAGCACATTGCGAAGAGCGAAGGGCGTGGCCCGAACGGGGAGACGGTTGCCCTCGCGGCGCTCAAGCCCATGTCGGGCGAGTTCTGGACAACGAAGAAGCCCCGGGAGGGCGAGGTTGCCAGCGCAACCCGCCAAGTCCTCAAGGCGGTCAGCCGTAAGAAGAAGGACGGCTCGGTCGTTGTGAAGAACGTCATGGTGACCGAGTACAAGATGACCGGGCAGTCTTACCGAAACGGGGAACAACCCCTTCGCGCTACCGGGGATCTCATGCGGTCAATTCAAGCAAAAGCCGAGCAGACTGGCCCGGCACGCGTATCCGTAACTATGCAGGGGTTTATCTATGGCATTTACCATGAGAAGGGCTTCTCAACTAGCAAGCCTAACTTTATCCCGCTGACAAAAAGGGCGAAGAGAATTCATGCGACTGGCGCGGGTTTTGACAAGCTTTCCCAAGGCAAGGATTACCTTATGGCGTGGGGCGGCGTGACTGTTCCCGCCCGTCCATTCCTTGTCCCGACCGCCGTAGAATTTAGTGAAATAGGCAAAACGATCAAAATTGGTCTAGCAAAGATCCTCAAAGGAAAACTCAAGTAATGGCAACCGCAATCTTCGTCGCTGGCCCAACGTCTATCTATGTCAATGTCGGCGCTGGTTATGTTGAGCTTGGCTTGACCGACAACGACAGCCTCCCGCAAGTCTCCTACTCGGACAACATCCATGAGATCAAGACCGTTGCGTCGGGTGCGACCCCAGAGGAGATGGTGGTACAAAACACGAGCGCGACGATTACAGTCACGTTGGTTAAGTGGGACGCGGCGGTTCTGACAAGCCTACAGACGCGCCAGCGCGGTGCGGCGTACAACTCGACCGTCGGCCGCCTCTTGGTTGGCGATAGCGGGACGTTTGGCGTTCAGATTGACCCGGTAACGGTGGGTAAGACGGGCTACACCTTCGGGCGTTGCTTCTTGATGGGTGACGCAATCACGCACTCGCAATTCGGCAACGTCGAGCAACGTATGGGTTTGACCTTCCGCGCCATCCCAGACGCTAACAATTTGCTTGCCGCCGCTTATACTTCCTGACATGATCGACCTTACCCCAGATAACGACCCGCTTCTCTTCCGCGTAGAAATCCCGTCCGGCGCGTTGGTGGTTCAATGGAACGAGGCGCTCGCCGCATTGAGCGGGAAGCAAGACGGGCAACCGCAAGTCGCGGATGTCGCAGCAGCCTTACGAAAAGTAGCACGCTCGCCTGAAGTAGCTGCTAACGCGTCGGACGAGATCCTCTTCGCAGTCTTTGCTCGCATGGGTCAGGCGGTAGAGCAGGCGGGAAAATAGCAAGGGGGGTATCCCTATTCGTTGCGACATACGGACGGCTCCCCTCGGAATTTGATGAGAACACGGCAATGGGACTAGCGCAGAACATCCCCATGATTGAAGCGCGACAGTCCCTCGTATTCGCGCAAGGCATTGCTGTTGCATTTGGATCACCCGAGCTAACCGAACACATTATCCGCCTTACTACAGGTGACGCATCCCTTGCCTTCAAGACGCGTATGCAAATCGAACACAGCAAGGCGGCAAACCAATGACCGTGCAAAGTAATGCGGGCATCTGGATTGCGCTGCGTGACGAGATCCGTAATTGGATGTCCGCGAACAACTACGGGGATGCCGTCTATGTGGCGGAGAAGCCCGGAGACGAGATGCTTGCCCAGTATGCGGTACAGATCGTCCCCAGCGGCGACGCTGCCCTGCACCCTCGTAGCGGCGTTGGATTGCTTGAGTCAACGATTCAGATCACGGTTTGGTGGCGCGGCCTGTTTGACAACACCAACCGGGCTACCGAACGCATTGCT